CCCCCAGTCAAACATCGCTGAAGAAGATGCCTCAACATATTCGTTGAGCCTTTCTGGCCAATCCTCGCGCCTCATTTCAACTTCCGCAATGCCTTGCGTGAATTCTTGGTCTGCTGCGCGTCAGCCTGCCCCCAGTTTACCGGAACGTCCTGAATCTCCGAATTATACTCAAAGCCCAAATCACCCGCAAAACGAGACTGTTGGTCTTGATTAGTGCGGCGGCGGCTGTTCTTCCGCTCAAGAACCCGCATCCAGCTTTCACAATATATGCTAATTGACGCGGCCCCGTTGCTGCGCTTGACCTCTGCATAGTCCATAAGCCCGCCGAAATACTCGAACGGGTCAACGATTATGGCGTTGTCAGAATCAAACAAGGCCAGCCAAACACCAACAGACCGCCCCTGATAATCCTCGCTTAAAATGCTGGTCAGAATGGATGAATCATTAAACGACAGGCCCAGCGTCAGGCCGGTTGCCACCGCGCCCGGCTGTTCCTGAATGGCCGAAACAGACCCCAGGTCACCGACCCCAGCCCATGACTGGCCATCCCATGAAAGAGTTCCCACGCCAGACCACACCCGAACCGTGCCGGATGAAAAGTCAAGGGATGCTAGGAAGGCCGCGCCAACAGTTGACGACGTAGCCGCCGTATTAAAAGCCGTGCTTACATCCCGACTCATGCGCGCAAATCCTCAACCGCGCGGAATTTCATCATTCCATTTTCAATCAAGTCAATGTCCCAAGAAACGAGGTCATCAACTAGCCTAAATTTACCCTTTGGATTGCTGACGGTGATCGCCGCATTGTCGGCTGGGGATTGCCCCGGCCACAGGCCCGGCGATATGTCAAGCGTAGCGTTGCCGGAAACATCCGAATCAGCGTCAGCGACAACCATTTTTAGCAGGCCGTTGACCTCAATCCAGTCACCCGCCAGCAAAATCCCCGTTTGGCTAGTAGTCCAGCCGTCGGTGACCAATTCATAACCCGTCTGATCCGCGCCGTTCACCAGTGGCGTTCCCGTGGCCACGCCGCGCGCCGTCTTTGCTGTTCTATCGTATCCATAAAACGAACCAAACGACCCGCGCAAGGACATCCCCCACGCCTGCCATTCAGCCGCCGATGCCCGCGACTTCCGGGGCAAGCTGAATTCTAATATCAACAAATCTCCAGGCTTGGAAACAGTTTGCACAACATTGCTGATCGAAGGCGTCTGAAGGTTGTTGAACTGCGCCCCGACTTTAGCCGCTGTCCAATCATCATCCGGCATGGTCAATGGATATGATATGGCCACTAGATATACTCCCCGCCGCTGCGTTGCTGCGCGTCACGAACAGCCCGCGCGGACTCGTTTGCAATCCGTGGCGTTGCCTGCTCAATCCTCTGGTCGACACTCTCAAGACCAACATCAAAACGAATATTCTGCACAACAGTAACGCCGGAATCACCGCCGCCTCTAGCCATAGCCAATTTATTATTTGGCACAATATCCCCAGACGTATTGGGCCGGAATATCTCTGGCCCTTCTTCACCTACAAGATAGGCTGTGCCGCCCGAAACATGGCCGCCCTTCGCTTTACCGCCCCCAAGGAATCCACCAAGCAAGCCGCCCAAGAGACCGCCCGATTCACCACCAAACAGCATGTCCATTAGCGGCTTGATAACAACCAGCCGGTAAAACTCGCTGATTATCTCATTGACCGCGCTTTTTGCCGCATTCTTCATGCCGCCGAACATATCACCCGCGAAAATATCGACCTGTGCCATCCGATAGTCAATGTCCTGAAAGGCGCGCGCCATAGCGCCTTGCATAGTGTCGGCTGCAAGCACTGACTCTAGTTTTAATTGCTCGACGGCTTTTTTGTAGGTGGTAAGACTGATGGCATCCACCATGAGCAAGGTATTTAACTCACCCATCGCCGCCGCGAAGCTTTCTTGAGGCGTCAAAAATGATTGCGTGATGTCACGCCCGTCAGCCATTAAATCATTCAAAACCTCTTGCGCCGCTGCCGCCTGTTCAGTGGCATTTATGGCGCTTGGGAGTGTCGCGGCATAATTATTAAGCGCCGCCGTTGCCTCTGATCTAGTGAGGCCGCCTTTTTCAACAAGGTTTTGAAGCCTGGCTTCTTCCGCACTTAGCAACTGCGTTTCTGTCATAAGGCCTTCACGAACGCGCGCCACTTCTGCCTCTATGCGCGCCGCTTCGCGTTTTGCGTCCTTGTCTTCCACAAGCGGCCCTGTATCAACCGCGCCGCCCGGCTTCGGCTTGGTTTTTTTCTGCTCAACCTGCTCAGTAAGACCCAAAAGCTCTTTTTCACGGCCAATAAGAAAATTAACGCGCGCTGCCGCTTCCTTCCAGGCATCGCTGCCCTTCTCCATGTCTTCCATATCGCGTTTAAGCAAATTGGCTTCAAGACGCACTGCTTCTAGGGGCGTTTTGTCAATAACGCCAAGGTATTTTAGCAGTAAATCTGCGCCTGTAGTCGCGTCGGCAATAACGCCAATTGACCAGTTTTTTAGCGCACCCATCCAGCCGACCAGCTTTTGAAGCGCCTCTGCATTTTCAAGAATAACCTTGGCCGTTTGAGCGTCCGCAGCCATTTTCAACTCGTTAAACGCGTCGGTCAGGCTAACGCCTTGGTCAACTATCCCTTGAGATAGCACAAGGCCCAATTCTTCTGCCCGATCACGCGCCGCGTCAAGTCCCTCAATGCCATCCTGAAGCAACAAGGCCATTTTCTTACCGGCATCATCGCCAAACAGAACCGACGCCTTCGCGGTCAGGTCGGCTTGATCTTTTACCTTTGATAATGCCAAGAGGACATCCTCAAGGACGTCTTCTTGGTCACGCAGGCCACCGTCCGCGTTCTTTACGCTGACCTTAAGATCATCAAAGGTTTTTGCATACGTCGTATTGCCTTGGTAAGCCAAGCCGGTGCGCCGAATTAGGGCCAGCAGCGACATATCAAGCTGCCCGGCTGCGATCCCCGCTTGGCTAGCGGCAAACTTCAGCTTCTGGTAGCCTTCTGCGCTAATCCCCGCCGCTTTTGATGCCTTATCAATGGAATCGGTCAATTCCAATGACTTTTTAACAAGCACCCCAACACCAGCCACAGCAACCGCAGCCGCCGCAGAAACCCCGGCAATCCCGTTCTTGAACGACTTGACGGACCTATTAATAGACGCGAACGCCTCGCCGGTCTTGTCTTTGGCTGTTAGAACAGTTTGCAGTTTTTTAGCCATCAACCAGCCTCGTTCTTGATCTTAAAATAAGCCCGCCAATGGTTGAACTCGACAACCGTTAGCGCCATAATTTCAGATGCCGACTTGCCTAGCACTTCGCCCAAAGCGAAAATGTCGCGCAATTCGGCATCCTCAGTCAGTTTTTTGCCGCATCCTCAAGGGATTGGGACAACAGCATTTCAGCCGCCAACTCGCTCAACAAATCAGGCCGCGCGAATTGTTTCAAAACCGGCTTGTCCTTGACCGTGAACAGCGGGTCGCCGTTCTCATCAAGCGCCTTCATAACAAGAATGCCAATCACTTGGTCGTCGTTGCCGTCCAGCTTGGCGATTCTTGCCCGTTCTGACAGATTGATAGGACGCCAAAAGACCTCATATTCTAGGTCTTCCCCATCGACTGACAGGGACAGGGTGCGCGAACGCATTTCCTGCCCCTTAAAGTCAGACGCCAGCGCCTCTGCTAGTGTCGGTCTGCTCATTAAGCCACCGTTGAAGCGGTCAACGCGCCATTACCCTTGAAGGTAAAAGTCACGGAAACAATATCGTCCTGCGGAATAGAACGCGAAATGCCTTCAACAGTTGCCGTGCCGCTGTAATAGTCAGCACCAGAACTGTTGCCTTCTGGGTAGAGATTCAGCGTAACGCTTGCACCCGCTGTCAGGGCGTCCTGGCCGTCCGTATCGTCCGGGTCCCAGTGGCACTCAACAGAGCCAGACCAGCTATTTTTACCTACAACGTGAGACCGCCAGGAATCACCCATTGCGGAATCGTCTGCCGTTTCTGCTGTTTCATCAACAGACCAAGATTTAATTTCACCAACAGCATTAGCGCCTAGCTCAACGGTGCCGCTGTTTCCATGATGTGTAGCCATTATTCTACATCCTTCTCGATTGTGGTCGAATCTTCTTCGACCGTTTCAACTTCTGGCGAGTCAACAGCGACACCCCAGCCCTTTGAGACCAGATATTCTACCTGATAGTCCCAAACCTCGATCACAGCCCCTGCGGACTGCATTGTAACTCTTTCAGCCATTTTTGGCCCCCTTTATATAGCCGTTTCCGGGTCATTCTCTGCGAATACATAAGGCGCTTGCCAAACCATCTCAGCAGACATGACCCTGATCTCTGCCTCGTCTTCATGCGTGACCTCTATGCTGTCCAGCATCAGCCCCACGCCCGTCAAGACCCCACCTAGATCACTGGACGCAAGCGCGGCTTGTATCTCTGCAAGCATTGTGTCGCGCGTGTCTTCTGGACTGGTCGCATTGACCACAACGCAATTGACCATAACATCAAGCACCGCCGAAACAGTGCGCGGCGCTGTCATGGTCGTATATTCGAATTCTTCCGACCCGCAATCAACCATGATGGCCGTTGTGGTCGTGCTTGGAAGGTCATAGACCCTGCTGTCATAAACCGTTGCGCCTGTCCCCAGGCCCGTCACAGCCGTGACCACAGCATCCCTGATCTGCTGCCTTATATGCGCCATCGTCAGCCCTTCTCCAAAATAACCTGGGTAATCCCCGTGCCGTCCGGGTGCAAGCCGCGAATGGTGTAATCTGTGCGAACGCCGTCTTCATCAGTCACCCGCAGCGCGTCACCATGCGCCGCCGAAGACAGATCAGCCGTGCGCGCTGTTAGAATCGGAACTGTGGTCTCAATAGACACCTCGCCGGTCAATTCAGCCGCCGCATATTCGTTATCAAGTATGGCGGTTATGTCTTTGCGACCACCTGCCGCATAGGTAATGCGGCAGGCAAGGCCAAAGTCAGCAAGCATGGACAGGCGATCCGCCGCCGATTCAACAGCCATCTATTTCTTGCCCTTCTTCACGGTAGCCGACGCCTTGCGTGTGGTCATCGGCTGGCCGTCTTCCGGGGTGCGCGTTTTTGGTGGCGCAGCTTCTTCGGCCTTGCCAATAGCCATCAGGTAATAAGCGTCAGCATTAGACGCATCAACCGTCTTGCCAGCCTCAACACGCTTGCCGCCAACAATCGTTCCGCTAAGAATCTTGATTCGCATGATAGAACTCCCGAAATTAGGATTAGACGCGGGATGCCCCAGGGCACCCCGCGCCGTATCATCACAATTCAGGCGCTATTATGCGCCGTCGTTGTTATAGGCGAAGCTGACAGCATGGCGAACAGCAACGTCCATTGATTGATGAGCCACAATCCGCACGGTGCCGCTCAGGCTGTTGGTGTACGGATCGACCAGGATGTCCAAGCCGCCCCACATGCCAATGATCAGATCAGCCCAGTTTCCGAAGAACACATCGCCAGCGGTAACCTGATTAGACACAACAGCATTATAGCCGTTGACTTCGTTGCCCATCCAGACGAACTGGCCGGTATCCGTGCCCTTGTCGGCAGACTTCAGCCCGCCGCGAGTGGTTGGGTCGGTCAAATAGGCAAGAGTGCCCATCAGCGCATTGTCAACATCAACGGCTGTTTCCATTGCAATCACTTCCGCGAAAGTCGGAACAGCAGCCGCGAAGGCTGTCGGTGCGTTGATGCCGCTGGTGTTAGCAACGCCAGTAGGTTGGCCGGAAGAACCGGACCCATACAAAGCAGCCGCATCAATCAGCGTGGCCATGCCCTGTGCCATATCATTCCGCAAAAACGCTTCAAGGCCAACGCTGGACTGGCTCAAAAGCTGGCGCGTCACTTCAGTATATGTGCCAGCAGTCTTAGGCGACATAGTAACCTGATCGAACTGCGGGTCAGACTGTGCAGCGTTGCCGCCTTCTGTGCTAATCCATGCAGATGCAGAACCGCTAGTCACGCGCGGAATTGCAACATCGCCAACCAGACCTTCAAGCGTCACAGCGCCAAGGCCAAGAACAACAGAACGATTTCGCAGAACCTCAATCAAGGAACCTGAAAGAAGATCGGTAGAAACCAATTCCGCGCCATCCGTTGCCGTACCGGCAGACAGATCACGGGTCATGCCCTTCGTCATAAAGCGGGAAAGAGCTTCAGGCGGGATCACGATACCTTTAGGCTGCGGAAGGTTGTTCTTGCGAATAAACTGCTGTGAAGCCTCAATTGCGTGACCGGCTTTGCGCTTGGCTTCCGAGTCGGCAGGGTTCAACTGATAATTAACAATATCCACAATACGGATGCTGTCGATGTCTTCAGTTGTCAGGCCGATAGGCTTGGCTTTTTCTTCGCGCAACTCGCCACTTGTAGCGGCGGGCTTGGCGTCTGCAGCCTTGTCTTTGGCGTCAAGCACACGCTCGCGAGTGTCGTCCATTGACCAGCCTTCGCTAACAGCCTTGGGGGCCATTTCAGGCATACCGCGCTTGTTGCAATAATCTGTTACGTCGGAAACGCGCTTGCGTTCCTGGGCAACAGCCGATTGAGATGCAACCGTCGCAGCAGCGCGAACGGCCTCATCATTAGCAGGAATATCCTGCTTCACTTCGTTTTCACTCATTTTGGAATTGTCCTCTGTTCGAGTGGTTTCATTTGAGCGCCCCATCCCGACCGTATAATCGGCTGGTACGCCAACAATCGAGGCTTCATGCAATGTCCAACGAGTCACGGAGACTTCGCCAGTCTTCGTGTCTTCCGTCCAATCATCCCACCTATAACCAATTGATACGTCAGACCGGATGCCGTCGCGGACATCGGCCTCAATATCTTTGGCCAGTTGGGAGTTGCCGAACTTAACAGCGCCTCGCAGTTTCCCATCTTCCACCCGAACGTCATCGACGCGCCCAATTAGCTCATCGGTCCTATGGTTATGAAGCAAGGGAAGCCCTCTGTCCGCAGCCCGATCCAGATTGACTGAATCCGCGCTGTGAACAAGAATCTCTTTGTAATCGCCCCGGTCGTATGCAATCTCGCTTGATAGCGACAACTCAAAAACCGGCTTTTCAGTTTCGCCGTCCATGCGGCTGGTGATCGAACCGTTAAAATTGCGATCAAGGGAACGCAATTCGTCGCTGGTGCGATCATTCATTTTTTTGTCAGACATCATCTGCCCCTTCCGTTTGTTCGTCTTGCTGTTGCGCTGCTGGGTCGGATAGGATCACGCCCATCGCCGCCGCCAGTTCCTGTTCTGCCTTCAAGTCCTTAAAGACATCCTCCAGGTCACGGCCCGCAGCAGCCGCGATAATAGTTCTGGACGTAACGCCCATGCCCAATTCTGCCATATTGGCGTTGGCCTCTCTTACCGGGTCAACCCATGCCCACCCGCGCGGCTGCCATGTCGCCGCGTTGAACTTGTTGAATCGTGAGGCGGGAAGATTAAGCGCAGGCGAGCCAAGCGCCGAGATTAGCCAACGCTCAAAGACCGGCACACAAATTGCGTGAATCATCCACTGCTGGACCGTGCGCCACTCGTCCTGCTCCATAAGATTGCCTTGACGCAGGCTGGAAAAATTGACGCCTTCAAGATCACCCGCCAAATAGTTATAGGCAGTGCCCAACCCCGCCGAAACACCCCGCAACATCGACTTGAGGAAATCACCGAACTGGCTCATTGGGTGCTGCGGGTCGAACGATTCAAACTTGGTGCCCTCTGGCAGTTGTTCAATAACGCCCGGCTCGATCTCTTGGATCAGATTGCCCGCCGCGTCCCTATCGTCTGGGTCGTACCCATCGCCGTCCTGAGAGTAAATGAAGCCCATTTTGGACGCAGCCGACCGGGCTGCTACAAGCTCCGCTTCTTCATAACCGCCCAGCATTTTGAGTCGCTGGGTGCCGGATTGAATCCAAGGAACGCCGCGCCAAGCCCCGATTTCTTCAGGAATAAAGGCGTGAATGATCTGGTCCGCTGGAACCCGGTTGTATTTGCGGCCCGACTTCATGTGACCATGTTCTGCTGGATGTTCGTTCAAAAACCAATAAGCGATTGGCTTTGACCACTCGTCAACCTCAACGCCAAGCCTAATATTGCGCCCGCCGTAGGTCTCGTTCAAATTATGGTCCAGCTTGTCAGGCTCGATGAACTGAATTTTGAAACCGTAAGGACCAGCCGCGCGCCCCTCAACCAGTTGAATAATGACCTCGCCATCAACCGCAACAGACCGTATTGCGGCCTTTTGCGCGTTGAGCCAAGAATAACGCCCGCACATGGAGCATTCGCGGCCCCATTCACGCCAAGCCGCCTCGATGCGATCATTGGCCAGCGTGTCATAACCAGACCCGACATCATTGCGAACCCTCATTTGCAACTTAATGCCGTGCGGCCCGACCACATTTGAGGCCAGCAACTTGCCGTATTTGCGAGCATAATCATTGTTGCGGAACAAATCGCGCGACCGTGCGCGCATTGTTTTTAGGCCAACATGGATGTTCTGATTAGGCGTCTGGTCGATAAAGTTGAAATCAGCCGTTAGTCGCGACACCATGCCCGCATCATAACCGCGCATATTGGGAACCTGGACCCGGCGGCGCGGCTTGTTCTTTTTGAATCTGTCAAAAATGCTCATGGCTTAACAAACCTCGTTAAAATCTTTTTGCCGCCCGCGCCGCTGGCCGCGCGTTCTTCCCGCAAGACTTCAGCCCTCGCCCGCCCTTGCAAAGAAAGCAATTCCTCAAAGGAATAACGCGATAGGCTGCGGCCCGCGATTGAATAGCTCTGCTGATCGCTGGACGCCTTGCCCTCGATAACGGCAGAGACGTTATCATAAACACGCTTCCAATAACTCCGGGTATCGCGCCCGCCGTCAACGCCCGCTATATCAGCCTCGACCGTCACCGTGCCACGGTAAACCGTGAATCGCTGGGTGCCGTCGTCGACATAGCCTGTCAGCGTATAGTCCCCGCCGTCAAGTGTGGCCGTTACGCTGGCCGCAATCGTGACCTGGTAATTGTTGCCGTCTTCCGCTGCCGTTTGCTCGCCTATGCCGTCATTCAAGCCGACCAAGCTATATTTGAGCGCCCAGGATGCAGGGGGATAGTCGCTGTACAGGTTTGTCCGTTCCCACTTTACCGTGTCACCAGCAACAAAACTGGTCGGCTCTTTTGGTAAAAAATCACTCATCAGCCTTCACCGCCTCGCATCGGATTGTGTATTCTTTCTGCAAACCCGCGCCGCCGTTCGCCGTGATGACTAAGTCGTAACGGCTGCCGACATCAAGGGACGCCGTATCAGGGATTGCCCCGGCATAAACACCATCTGAATCCGCAACATAGTCCATCGTGATAGGCCCGGAAACGGTCGTGCCGGTCAAATCCTTGGCCGTGACCGTAACAGTCGCGTCATTTATAAAGGCATCCGTCAGCCTGTTTTTCACCCCGGTCAACTTTATCAAGTTGTCCGAATTGATATATAGTTTCTCTGCCATCTTCGCCCCTAGTAGTTTTTTACAAACCCGCCGCGCCGCGCCCGCCGTGGCCTTGGCTGCGGTTTTGGCGCTACCGCATCAAACGTATCCGCTGTTTCTTCTTCCTGCTCGACAGGATAGGCCAGCAACCGCGCTGACCGCTTGTTCAGGTCGATGTTCCGGCCAATCATGGCCGCATAAGAATAGACCCGGCAATCCAGCGCCTCGTTCCGTTCCCGCGTTTGCCGCCATTCCCGAACAGGAACGCCGCGAACATATTTTGTACTTACGCTCTCTGCTGATAACTGCTCGAAATATTCATCATCGTAACAGTCAATGGCTGGCCAGTGCATATAGCCCGGCCCCGAATCTTTGACTTTGTTTAGCCGCCCATAGATCACTTCTTTTGCCGCGTCAACACCAAGGATGAAAACCGGCGCACGCGTCCTTGCACCCTTTGAAGCCCTGCGCGGCCATACCGGCCTGCCAGGACCGCCCTGCCCCTTCACAGCCCACCAGCGCCGCCGCGAATTCCCAGACGTAAAACGGTAAACCCGGTCGGCCTTATAGCCGGAGTCGATACACGCAGCCTCAATCCGCATCTGGCGACCGCTTTCCGTTGCATAAACGGTCGAAAGCCATTCGGCCAATTCAGACCAAACAGCAGCTTGGTCTGGGTCGCCCCGAATTATCTTGTATTCGACGCCCCAGCTTTCTTCATCAGCACCCCAGCCAACGCATTCGGCCTCTAATCGGTCCCCTTGTACGTCAACCCCAGCCGTCAGCAAAACCACTTCATCCGGCAGCGCATCAGGTCCGTAAGACTCTTTGCGCGCCGCTGTGGCCTCGTTGTCTACCGTTTCGCCTTCTTCTTCCCAGGTCTCGCCCAATGTCGTATTGATCCAAGTCTTCAATTGTTCAGGGTGCGGCTTGGCGTCCATGAAGTTCCTCGCCGTGTCGCCCAGCTTGACCCAAGGTGACGCCATCTCATTCAGATGAAACCCCGCAACACCGTTGAAGTCTGCACCCGCCTGCCAATACGAATTCCGTATTGCTGCCCACCGCGCCGCGTCATCCCATAACGTGCCGCAATGCTGGCAGGCATACATCGCTTTATGTGGCGAGCCTTCATCCCATACGACCTGCGCCCATTTTAGCGTCTGGCCTTCCCCGCAATCGGGACATGGCACATAAAGTCGCCGCTGGTCGCTGTCCTCATAGGCCGCTTCAATGCGGCTGAAACCCTTGATCGTTGGCGTCGATACCAGAATTAGCTTACGATTCCAAAACGTAGTCGACCGCTTTCGCGCTAGATTCACAGGGTCGCCCTCGCTCCCCGCAGATGGCGGGAACCTGTCAATTTCGTCAGCCAACACAATCCGAATCGGGCGCGATGCCAGCGATGCCGGGCTATTCGCGCCCGCCATTGTGATATGGCCGCCCGCAAAGACCTTGTGCCGAACCGTGTTGCCGCTGTCCCGTGAACGCGGGTCTTTCACCGCCCCAGCAAGGCATGGCGTGTCACGCAACATCGGCGCAAGCCTGTCCTTTGACCAAGCCTCTGCCATCTCCAGAGTCGGCTGCAATAGCAGAATCGGTGCCGGGTCTTGATCTATGTGATACCCGACAATATTGTTGATGATCTCCGTCTTGCCAATCTGACTAGACGACATAATCACAACCGTGTGAATTGCTGGGTCGCTAACCGCGTCCATGATCGCGCGTTGATATTCCGCGCGTGAAGTGTTCCAGCGGCCTGGCTCCGAACTTGATTCGGGACTTAACCGCCGTTCCTTGTCGGCCCAGTCGCTAACCGTCAGCTTTGGCGGTGGCCGCAGCGTCTTGCGCGCCAGCCGAATCGTCTTTTTTGGTTTCGCCAGATAGGTCTGCCAAGGCTGCATCTATAAAATCACTCGCAATCTGCTGGATGACCGCATTGTCCTTTTGCCCCACGACCAGCGGAGCCATTTTCGACGGCATAGCGATCAAGTGCGACCGCAAACGCCCATAGTCCGCGCTGATTGCCGCCCGCATTTCTTCTTCTAACACTAATTCCCCTGCTTTGTGCTTTAATTCTATTTCAGCCAGCGAAGCATCGGCGACGGCCTTGCGGCGCTTGGCCTCGCTTATGTCCTCATCGTCTGCGCCAACAACAACTGACCTGAAATAATCTTGGACGCATTGCCGCACATCATACAAACCCCGGTCGGCCTTCTGAATCTTGGACTCCGCGACCAGTTGTGTTATGCGGCGCGGGCTGACGCCCAGAATCTCCGCTAAGTCATTTGGCCCAATATACTTTGGCATTTTACCGGCTGGCATCTTTTACCCTAATTTTATTTCACTAAACCCATATAAAGCGCAACAATATTTCTTTTTAAC